CAAAGCTATTGAGAAGGGCAGAGTATTTATCCATGCCCATCTTGGTGCGACAGACATTGATGAGATATTCTCTAAGCTAAGATATATTATTGTAGGGTGTGAGTGTGACTGGGTTGTAGTTGACCACTTGCATATGCTTGTCAACGTACTAACTGAAGGTGATGAAAGACGTGGTATTGATATGCTAATGAATAGATTGCGTAGCTTAGTTGAAGAGACAGGTGTAGGTATGATACTGGTATCACACTTACGTAGAGCTCAAGGTGATAGAGGACATGAAAAAGGAATACAAGTTTCTCTATCTCACCTCAAAGGTTCTCAAGGAATAGCACAATTGTCCGATTGTGTGATTGCACTAGAGAGAAATCAACAAGCAGAGAATCCGGATGAAGCTAATCTAACTAAGGTTAGAGTCTTGAAGTCAAGGTATACTGGTGATACTGGTATGGCTTGTAGTTTAAGATATGACGTTGAAACTGGGAGATTACATGAAGTGACAGAGGAGGAAACATTTACAAATGAATCTTATTTTTGATATAGAAACTGATGACCTTGATGCTACTAGGATATGGTGTATTGTAGCTAAAGAGATTGATGGTAAAGTTTATAAGTTTGGACACAATCAAATAGAAGAAGCACTAGACTTATTACATAGTGCTAAGACTTTGATTGGTCATAACATTATAGGTTTTGATTTACAGATACTCAAACGTTTACATAACTTTGTGTATCGAGGCAAGGTAATTGATACTCTTGTTATGTCAAGACTTTACAATCCAGTCAGAGAGAATGGACATAGTCTCAAGACTTGGGGTTATAGATTAGGAGTACCTAAAGAAGAGCAACCTGACTTTGACAACTACACACCACAGATGTTAAACTATTGTGTACAAGATGTTAAACTTAACGAAGCTGTATATAAGTTCTTACAAAAAGAAGGACTAGGTTTCAGTAAAAAGTCTTTTGACTTAGAGCAAATGACTTCTGCTATTATATGTGAACAAGAACGAAATGGTTTTCATTTTGATAGTAAACAAGCTATGACTTTGTTAGCAGAACTAAAACAAAAGATGGCAGATGTAGAAGATGAAGTACAGAAAACATTTAAACCTAAATGGGTTGATGATAAAGAAGTTCTACCCTACATTAAAAAAGATGGTGAACTTAGTAAGCGAGGACTTACTGATGAGGAGTATGTGCATTGTTTAAATACACAAAACTTTCAACCCTTCATGCGTAAGAAGTTAGTTGAGTTTAATCTAGGTAGTCGTAAACAAATAGGTGAGTATCTTGTTGACTTTGGTTGGAAGCCGGAAAGGTTTACTCCTACTGGTCAACCTATTGTTGATGAAGCTACACTTAAAAAGATTACACATATAAAAGAAGCTAAACTTATAGCAGATTTTTTATTATACCAAAAACGTATAGCTCAAGTATCATCTTGGATTGATGTTGTTATGGACGATAGAGTTCATGGTAAGGTTATACCGAATGGAACTATCACAGGTAGAATGACACATAGAGGTCCTAACATGGCTCAAGTTCCTAACATACACAGTCCTTATGGTGAGGAGTGTCGTGCTTGTTGGACTGTACCAGAAGGTTATAAGTTAGTTGGTATTGATGCTAGTGGTTTAGAGTTGCGTATGTTAGCTCACTATATGAATGATGCTGACTACATTGAAGAGGTTGTTAATGGTGACATCCATACAACCAATCAAGAACTTGCTGGACTCAAGACACGTGACCAAGCGAAGACATTTATCTATGCTTTAGTCTATGGTGCTGGTGATGCTAAGATAGGTAAGATAATAAATGGTGACATGAAGAAAGGTAAAGCATTGAAACGAAGATTCTTTGCTAACTTACCAGCATTAAAAACTTTACGTGACAGAGTACAACAGGCTGCGAATAGAGGTTTCTTAAAAGGTATTGATGGTAGAAAGATATATGTTAGAAGTCCTCATGCTGCACTTAACACTTTACTACAAGGTAGTGGTGCTATTGTAATGAAACAAGCTATGATAAATTTATATGAGTTGATTAAGTTAAATACTTATGATGCTAAGTTTGTTGCTAACATCCATGATGAATGGCAACTACAAGTCAAAGAATCTCAAGCTGATGCTGTTGGTAGGATTGGTGTTGAGTGTATTGAGAAGGTAACAGAGCAATTTAAAATGCGATGTGAATTAACTGGTGAGTATAAAATAGGAGGTAATTGGAGTGAAACCCACTAAAGAAAATAGAAAGAAGTTTGACCTAGACTTAGAGTATGGTCAGATAAGAGAAGATAGGATAGCAGATATGCTAACTAATAAAAAGATTGAGGTCAAGTCAGAACGTGGTATGTGGATGAAGACTGGTAACATATGTATTGAATATGAATCATATGGTAAACCATCCGGTATCTGTGCTACTGAATCAGACTATTGGTTTCATAATCTTTGTATTGATGATGACATATTCTGCACATTTATATTTGATGTCCCTAAACTAAAACAACTGATTGATAAATTAGATTTTAAGAAGTCTGTTTGTGGTGGTGACAACAAAGCAAGTAAGATGTGGCTAGTAAATATACAGAAACTATTTACATCTGATGTATTTAAAACATATAAAGAGTTAGAAAATGAATAAAACACTTGACAAAACTAAATCAGACAAGTATAATAAGTTTACGTCTGAGTCTGGGCATTGGTATGCTAGAGATGGAGAACCTATGTATACAATCATAGGTGCTAATGGTAAAGAAAGAAATACCACATTGAGAGATGCCAAGAGTCTTGGACTTGTCCCTTCGGTTACAACTATATTAGGTATGGTTGCTAAACCGGCTTTAGAGAATTGGAAACTTACTCAAGCTATTAAAGCATCTGTTGATTTAGATAGAGGAGAGCAAGAACCTTTTGATTCTTTCTCTTATAGATGTAAGAATGAAGCTAGACAGGTTGGTTTAAAAGCAGCCAAGCAAGGGACAAAGATACATGCTCAAATAGAAAAAGGTTTCTTAGGTAAAGCTAAGACTAAACCTTACAAACTTATTCAAGCATGGTTAGACGAAAACTTTCCTAATGAAGACTGGATAGCAGAGGATTCTTTCTGTGCTGAACAAGGTTATGGTGGTAAGATAGACTTATACTGTAAGTCAGGAATCTT